CCTGACCAAGGTTTTTATGCTTCCCCAGCCAGCCGTTGAGTGGTTGGTAATGGTCTATGACGCAATCCAAGTCTTTGATGACGTAGCAGATGGCGATCCAGTAGCACGAGAAGACCTGAATGCGGCCATTTGGAACACGCTGGTGGGTATGCACCAGAACGCATTTTTTATCGGCAACAGCAGCCATTTAACGCCCTTGTTGGCGACAATGATTCTCAAGTGGCAAGCCTCGGACACGGCAGAGCGCAATAAACAAGCAGATGCCAAGTCGTTCATGTGGCGAGCTGGGTATTACGATTTGATTTTGATGGCGGTCTCACTGGTGCATGGGGCTGGTTTTGCTACCAAGCACGGTCATCATGTGATGGCTTTATATGGCGAAACGCTAGAAGATTATTTAAAGGAGTTCGGCGATGCCTGATCCAATAACAGCCCTAGTAGTAGGTGGAAGTCAACTTATCGGCAGTTCACAGCAAGCTAAAGCCGCAAGTAGCGCGGCTGGCGCACAAGTTGAATCAGCAAGACTTGGTATCGAAGAACAGCGGAGGCAGTTTGATGCTTTGCAAGCCTTATTGAAGCCTTATACAGAAGCTGGTGTACCTGCCTTAGAAGCACAGCAAGCATTTCTTGGCCTTGCAGGGCCAGAAGCGGAGCAAGCCGCTATTGAGCGCATTCGTGGCGGTGAGACTTTCCAAACACTTGCACAGCAGGGTGAGGAAGCATTACTGCAACGGGCATCAGCCACTGGTGGTTTGAGGGGTGGCAATATTCAAGGCGCATTGGCTCAATTCAGGCCAGAATTACTGTCCAGTTTGATCGAACAGCAGTATGGGCGTTTGGGTGGATTGGTAAAAACTGGGCAAGCATCAGCCGCAGGAGTTGGTGAAGCGGGTATGGAAACAGGCACAAATGTGTCGAATTTACTTGCCCAGCAAGGTGCGGCACGGGCTGGCGGCACATTGGGAGAGGCCAAGGCTTATGGCCAACTGTTCAACTTGCCTGCTCAAATGCTTGGTTTCCAATATGGTGCTGGTGGCAAAGCAGGTGTTGGATTTGGGTTTTAAGGGATAAAAAATGGCAACCATTAATCCATTACAGCCGATCAATTACTCAGTTGACGTAAAAAGCCCGTTTGAGGCGGCACTGGGCGGTTTTAAAATTGGTGCTGCTGGAGCAGAAATACAGCAAGCACAGCAAAAAAGGGCGGCAGATATTGAAGCGCTTCGTCTTAAGAATGAAAAACAATTAAGTTACGCAACAGGTATAACAAATTTTTTCAATAAAAAACCAGAAGAAAGAAAATACACTGATTTAGAAAAACTTTTTGCAATAGCAGAGCCAGAGCAAATAACTAATCTACAAAACATAACAAAAACAATGGATGCAAATAAGTTAGATGCATCCAAAAAACTAACGGGGCAGTTACTTGTTGCTTTTGAAGCTAATCCAGTAGAAGCCAAAAATATTCTGCAGCAAAGATTTGAAGCTGAAACAGACCCTAATCAAAAGGCGGCTTTTAAAACTATTTTAGATGTAGCGAATATAGACCCAGACAGAGCAGCAAATTTACTTGAACTTCAAGGCGGTGCTGCATTTGGTGATGACTGGTACAAAGGAATTACTGCTGTAAGGGAAGAACGAAGAAAAGCAGAACTTGCGCCAAGTGTATTAGCTAAAGCAATCAATGAAGCTGACGAATCTCTTGCAAAAGCGCAACAAAAACTTGCTGAAGCCGCAGATGCCCCTGCACGTTTGCAAGCAGAACAAGAGTTGCGTGTTGCGCAGGCTAAAAAAGCAAAAATTGAGGCAGACTATGAAGAACGAAAACAAAAAGACGAAATAAATAAACGTCTTGCTGATTTAAATTTAACAAAAGCACAGACTAACAAATTCAAAGTAGAAACGGCAAACTTAAACACAACAGGTTCTTTGCTAAAACTAGATTTTGACGCCGCTGTAAAAGGTTTGCCGTTGCCAAGTGGCAAGGGCGGAACTGTTGGCACAGCTACTGAGGATGAGAGAAAAGCTGCTGGATGGTTGGCACAAGCTGATAACGCATATAAAAATATGCTTAACGCAATGTATACAAAAGGCGGTAAGCAAACAGGCGCACAAGAACCTGGTTTTTTTGAAGCAGTTGGAATTGGTAAAGTTTCACAAAGCCCAGAACGTCAAAAATTTAATCAAGCATCGGCATCTTTGGCTGAAGCATTATTGCGTGCGGCAACAGGGGCAGGACAAAATGAGGCGGAAGTAATTCAAAAAATTGAAGAATTAACTCCAACTTTTTTTGATACGCAAGATAACATTAATCAAAAATTAGCGGCCATTCCTGTTTACCTAGATTCTTTAAAAGCACGGGCAGGTAGAGCCGCCCCTACTGGTTATGTAACACCAACAAAGGAAAGCGTAATTGCTGCAAAGCCATTCAGCGTTACAGTCGGTGGAAAAGTGTTTAATTTACCAACACAACAGGCTTTAGACATTTTTATAAATTCTGATCTTTATAAAAAAGCCGCAGGAAATAAATAATGTCAAAAGAACTTGAAACATTAGCAAAGCAATTGGGCGGCTCTGTTGCAAGCTCGTCAAGTCAAACTGAACCAGTCAGGGTTGAGGTTGGTGGTGTCCCTATCTTTGCTGAAAGTGCTAAAGCAAGTTCTATTACACCGCCACAAGGCTTTAAATTATTGCCGATTGCTCTTGCTGATTCAATGCCGCAGGGTTCATACTATGACGAGACTCTAAATGCTTGGTTAACCCCAACCGCTCAGACTCCATTAGTACAAACTGAAATACAGCCAAGCGCACCAGTCACGCCAGTTGATTTAACGGCACTGGCGACTCAATTGGGTGGGCAAGTAGAAGAACAGAGAGAACCATCAACAACAGCAACAGGACTTGCTGGAGCCGCTACAAGGGGTATGGCTTTGCCTGCCGCTGGTGCGCTTGCTGGTGGGGCTGCTGGTGCGTTACTTGGTGGTGTTGGTGCAATACCAGGCGCTATTGCTGGTGCGGGTGCGGCAACCCTTGCTGGCCTTGTTGCCGACCCTATTGTTGGGTCAATCAATAGCTTATTTGGCACAAAATACACAATGCCAACGGATGCGCTTGAAGATTTGCTTACCCGTGTTGGTGTTGCCGAACCCCGTACCGCCGCAGAACGGATTGTCCAAACAACTGCCGCTGGTGCAAGCGGTGGTGCTGGTGGTGTTGCTTTGGGTAAAGCTGTTGAAGCTGCCGCCGCAGGACCAGTAGCCCGTGAAGTTGGTCGAATGATGGCAACTACACCTGTCCTGCAAACTGTTACAGGTGCAACGGCTGGTGGCGCAGGGCAACTTGCAAAAGAAGCAGGCGCAGGAACTGGTGGGCAAATTGCCGCAACAGTTGCTGGCGGGATATTGCCATCTATACCATCGGCGGTAAGAACATTAACCCAACAAGCTGCAAAGCAAATTGCGCCTGTTGGGGCTGGGATTCGTGAGCAAGTTGAACCAACTATTCGAGAATCCTTGCAAAGCATTAAGGCAACTGTTGGAGAAAAAATATCTCCGCAAGATACAGCAACCCTTAAAAAAGTCATTACGCAAAGCCCTGATTCTGTTGATGTTGTTAATTTCAGGGTTGCAGGGACTCAGGTCGTACCTGATAACTTGGCGGCTGATGCCATCAAACAAGGGTGGAAAGATGGCACACTTTCCACCATTAAGGCGGCAACCGAAAAAGACCGCCAAGCCATGTCGAAGATGCTTAACATTTTCAAAATGGGCGAAAAGAGTGAAAGATTCAGGGCGACAACAAGACCCGCTGACATTTTGGGCGATACGGTCGAATCACGAATTTCATTTTTAACTAAAGCCAATAAAGAGGCTGGAAACGAAATCAACAAAGTTGCCAACAGTCAGTTGCGTGGTAAGCGCGTGAACTTTGACCCAGCTATCAATACGTTTATTGAAGACCTTGGTGCTTTGGGCGTAAGAGTAGAAGTGGACTCAAACGGGGTTGCTAAAGCCATTTTGCAAGGCTCTGATATACAGGGAGACAGGCAGGCTCAAAGGGTCTTGAACGCCGTTTTGGAGCGTTTGAGCACTGTTAAACCGCCTGATGCTTATGGCATCCACACTGCCAAGCGTTTTATTGATACTCAGGTTGACTATGGGAAGCGAAATCTTGCCAACCCATTGACTGCACAAGCTGAACGCACTTTGAAAAACTTGCGTAGAAACTTGAATCAAACCCTTGGAGATACTTTCCCTGATTACAAAGCGGCAAACGCAAAGTATTCGGACACAGTATCAACACTGGATGATTTGCAAAAAGCCGCAGGAACACAGATCAATTTTGAATCACCTAATGCTGATAAAGCACTGGGTGTAGCCATGCGTAAATTGACCAGTAATTACGGCACACGGGCAAACCTTATTGATGCACTCGATCAGGCAAACCAGACCGCCACCAAATACGGCATGAAAATTGAAGATGATGTCATCAATCAGTTAATTTTTGTCAATGAACTTGATCGAATGTTTGGCGCACAGGCGCAGACCTCATTAAAGGGTCAGGTAGCCGAGGCAATGCAAACTGGGGTTGACATTGCGAGGGGTGGTGGCGCAAGACGCGCACTTGAATTACTTGCTGAAGGCGCAGAGAATCTGCGTGGCATCAACAAAGAAAATGCAGTCAAGGCAATGGAAGAATTGCTCAAGCGCAAATAAGGAGAATGAATAAATGTCCGCACTATCAGTAGAACCACCATTCCCAGCCTTTGCGGGTGCTGATGGTCAGCCATTGGATGATGGCTACATCTGGATTGGCACTGTCAATCTGAACCCAATCACCAACCCGATTGTTGCTTATTGGGACTCTGCGCTGACCATTACTGCTGTCCAACCCATCCGCACAAGTGGTGGTTATCCTGTCTACCAAGGCACACCAGCACGTATTTATACGGCAAACGATTATTCCATCCAAGTTCAGAATAAAAACGGCACTGTTGTCTATACATCGCTGAATGACAATGCTTTTGGTGGTGGCGTTGCTGTGATAAATGCAACTGGCACAGGGTCACAGACTATTTTCCCAGTTGGGTCGCCACCTTCGGCAATCTACATCAATGGTGTATACCAGAATCAAAACACATACACATTTGCGAATGGTAACGTAACATTCAGCGAAGCACCTCCCGTAACCTCAATCATTGAATTTGTATTCTGAGGAATAAATCATGTTAAAAACAATTTCATCTATCACGAACGCACTTGGTGCTTTGAACTACAAAGGCACATGGGATGCTTCAAGCAATACTCCAACTTTGGCTGATGGCACAGGTGCAAAGGGTGACTACTATGTGGTCAGCACCGCAGGAACTCAGACTTTTGATGGTGTTCAATTATTCTTTGGTTTGGGTGATTGGATTGCATATAACGGTGCAGTCTGGCAACGAGTCGAAGGTGGTTCTGATGGCAACTTTGCCAACGTAACTCTAACTTCAACCGATGCTGGCGCAGCAGCAAACCCATTGCTAGAGTTATATAGGGACTCAGCAAGCCCAGCGGCATCCGACACATTGGGTGAAATTGAATTTAATGGTGAAGACTCAGCGGGCAACAAGCAAGCCTACGCTTTATTTCACGGTTCTATTCTCAGCCCAACGTCTGGTGCTGAACAGGGTCAGCTTCACTTTGAAACTGCAACTGCTGGTGCATTGACCGAGAAAATGATTATCGGCACAACCAACCTAGTGATTAACGAAATTGGTGCTGTCTTTAATGTACGGATTGAAGGCGATACAGATGCCAATTTGTTCTACACCGATGCAACAAATAGTCGGGTAGGTGTTGGTCTAATAAATCCTACTGAAAAGTTTGAGGTTGTTGGCAATATTAAACTATCAGGAAATGTAATTCCTGCAAGTGGTTTTGGAATTGACTTTGCCGCCACCGCTGGCACAGGCACAAGTGAGTTGCTGGCTGACTATGAGGAAGGTGATTGGACGCCCACATTTACTGGAAGCACAACTGATCCAACCGTAACCTATAGCGTTCAAGTTGGGCGGTACACAAAAGTTGGAAGAACAGTAACCGTTAGTTGCCGTATAAATTTATCGGCAGCAACTGGTGGAAGTGGCAACTTAAGAGTTTCAGGGTTGCCTTTTGCGACTTTAAACGTAGGAAACGCAATTCAAACTACGGCTTATGCCTACAAAGTTGCTTGGACAACACTTGGCCCAGAAGCAGGGTACTCCACCAATAACTCTACTAACGTTTTTTTATTTGCAGGAACTGCAACTGGGTTAACTTCAATTACTACCGCCGATTTAAGTGCAACTAGCCAGTTAATTTTTAACTTCACATATCAAGCAAATTAAAGGAATACAGTATGTCGCTTACAAAAGTAACGTATTCAATGATTGATGCGCGTTTTGCAAACGTGCTGGATTATGGGGCTGACCCTACTGGTGTTGCGGATAGCACAACTGCAATTCAAACTGCCATTACAGATAACGCTGCTGTATTTATTCCAGCGGGAAACTATCGCTGCGACAATACAATTAGCATCGTAAGCAGTTACAACAACCGTAAGCACGTTGTTATGACTGCGGCAACAAAGTTGCAACGCCTATCAGCTAATTCTGCTGCTGTTGGCCCTGTGATTGAATTACTCGGCAACTATGGGCATTTTGACGGCGGGTTTGGTGAGTTAAATACCCAGAACAACTCGCCCCGTGGCGTTGCTTGTTTAGGACAAGCAGATCAAACGACTTCCAATTACAACGGTCTATATTGGAATTTTGAAAACTGTGATGTAAGAACAAAAGATTTTACTGGCACTTTACCGTCTTCAGGTGATGGCGTTGGTGTATTTATCCCATCTAGTCAGCCTCTTCTTGGCTCGTCATTTGTCAACTATTTTGGCACTGTTTCAAACGTTCGGGTGTTTGATGCAACAACTGCTTTTCACTTAACCGATTTGGCAAATTCGCACACGTTTGTAAACTGCTTTGTTGATTTCTTCTGGTTCTACGCTTACCGTTTAAACGGCGCTTATGGAAACACTTTTTATGGTGGCTTTATTAATGGGTGCAAACGTAACGGTGGTGTTGCAATTCTGCTTGGCAATAAGTTAAATCCAGCATATCCATTTGCGTCTACTTTGCAATCTTCCAATAATAATTTTTTTGGGATGGCGATTGAACTCTACACCACTGGAAATAATGGTGTGCAAGTGGATGCTGGTACTGGGTCGCCTTTAGAAGAATGCGGCCATAACTTTTGTCAAATTAATTGGAACACCAATGGAAATGCTTTTGTAGATAACACATCTGGCGCGACAAATACTATCAGCACTGGAGCAACCCAATTTCGATTTGGTGACAGTATTGAGTTGACGGATTCATCATCTTTGGGCATTAAATTGCTCAAGATCGGTAAGCTGTCTTATACATCTACACATTGCATAGCTAGAACATCGTCTTCTGGATCGACCGCCCTTGTCGTTGAAAACTTGAACACCGCTGCCGCAATAGCTGCTGGTTTAGAAGTTGTTTGGAACACGCCTACCATTGGATACAACGGCTCAATTATTTCTGCTTACCATGCGCCAACAACCGCTACGGTTTTCAAGGTGTTGGACAACGGCAACGTTCAAAACACCAACAACAGCTATGGTGCAATTTCTGATGCAAAGCTGAAAGACGTTGTTGGTTTGGCTGGTTCTCAGTGGGATGACGTTAAGTTTCTTGCATCCAAGCTGACCAAGTACAGCCTGAAGTCTGACCCTGACAAGCGTGTTCAACTTGGCTGGATTGCTCAAGAAATTGAAGAACAATGCCCAGGCTTGGTATTTGAAACACCCGATGTTAGGCGTGTGGAAAGCACAGATGAAGATGACAATCCTCTCGTAACTCAAGAGTTGACTGGAGAGACAACAAAGTCTGTGCGTTACTCAATTGCTGAACTAAAGGCTTTCAAAGCACTTGGTGAGGCTATGGAGCGCATTGAAGCACTTGAGGCGCAAGTTGCCCTGTTGAAAGCATAACCGTACCAGTTCGGATAACTGGAAACCTTAATGTCTGACTGGATGGTCAGGTTGGAAACAAGGAAACATCATGTTAGAAAAAGTTGTATCTGTTGATCTAATTGAAGTAATCGAAAGCGGTTGTATTCAAGTTCGCACTAAGACCGCTATCAAAGAAGATGGCGTGGAAATCAGTAGCAAGTTTCACCGCCACGTAGTTGTGCCTGGGCAAAACTACAACTCTGAAGATGCCAAAGTACAGGCTATTTGCGCGGCTACTCATACACCCGCAGTAATTGCGGCTTACCAAGCTACACAAGGAGTCTGACATGGCCTCTAATTCACAAATTGCATTTGCTCCACTTGGCAAAACCGTTGTAATCCCTGCGGCGGCTAGTGCGCCCACTGGCGTTCAAGCACTGGTTGATGCACGTTTTGACGCACAAGGCACAGGGCAATACCGCATCATCAACTCCAGCGCAAATACGGTGTTTCTGGGTTATGGCCCAACCGCGGCAATTGCTACGGCAAATGCTGTTGCGCCTGTTGCTGGTACGCCATCAGCCGCCATTGTTTTAGTGCCTGGTGCTGTTGAGGTCTTGCGCTTTGGTCGCGCATCATTCTTCAGTGGTTTGGCCTCTGCCGCCTCGACTGTTTACATCGTGCAGGGCGAGGGTATGTAATGGTCGAGGATACCGACACACGGCTGGCGGTGCATGAGGCGGTTTGCGCTGAAAGATATGCCGCCATTGAGAAGTCTTTTGCTTCAGGTTCACAGCGCATGACCCGCATTGAGTATTTGCTTTATGTGGTGATTGCGGCTGTGTTGCTGGGGCCAGGCTTTGCTGGTGAGTTGGTCAAAAAAATACTGGGGCTGTAAATTGACCCGATCAGCATTTGTCTGCTTGCCGCAGGACTTGTTAAGCAAATACAAGCTGGGTGTGAGCTGTACAAACAGGCAAAAGAATCTTTTGTTGAGATTAAGCAGACTGCTGATGAGGTTATCGCCATTGGCAAAGAGATGCATGGCTTTTGGGGTCAATTACTTGCGTTTTTCAGACCCAAGCCCCAAACGTCAAAGCCTGTGGCGAAAAAGAAGTCAACCTATGTCGCAGTTGACGAGACGCAAGTCAAAATCGACATTGTTAAAAATCTGACGGAGTTTTTCAGACTGCAAGAGCAGTTGGCGGCACACATCAGAGAAGAGGAAGAGAAAAGCCTGACAGTTTATGACCCAGATCAAAACTTGATGGAAGCGGCACTTAAGCGGGTCATGGCACAGCAGGAGATGGATAGATTGGTTGTGACAATTAGGGAGACGATGGTGTACCAATCGCCCAAAGAAATGGGCGCACTGTACTCAGAAGTCCACAAGATGCGTGATGTCATACAAGGCGAACAGGAAAAAGCTAGACTTGCAAAAGAAGCGCAAGAGAGGCAAATGCGATGGCAACGGCGGCAAGAGGAAAGAAACCTCCAGCTAAAGCTGGCGGCAGTAATAGCGACTACTATATTCCTCCTGTACCTGTGGTTGTGGCTCCTCCTGTTAAGTCGCTGGCGGCAGATATGATGGGCTGGATTTTTAGCTGTGTGCTGATCGGGTTGTTATTGCCTTTGCTTGGGTTTCTGTATGTGGACATACTGGAGACAAAGCAAGAGGTCAAAATACAACTGGAAAAAGTTGAACGGTTAAGGCGTGAAATCGAAAGGGAAAGACGTGAAAAGAAGCCTAGCGATACTATTTCTGATAACCCTGTATTTGATCGGGTGCGAAGACCGTTTTCGCTACCCATGCCAAGACCCTAAAAATTGGGAACTTGCTGATTGCAAACCTCCAATCTGCACTGCCACTGGCACTTGCCCAGACCAGTTAATCAAACCTGAACAGGAGAAAAAATGATGCCTACTGTTGCCTATAAAACAACCAACCGCCTGACCGCAGACGAGATTGAAGTCAGGGTATGGGCATTCGTTATTGTGGTCTTGGTGACCATTTTGTTGGCTTCTATGGGTATGTTTCTCTACTCAGTTTCATTCGTCCAACAGCCTATGAATGGAGCAATGGCAGCTATCGACCGCGTATATACCCAACAAATCTCCACCATCATGGTGTTTATCACGGGTGTTCTTGGTGGTGTAGCTGGTCGTTCTGGTGTTAAGGCTATTGCCAATGCAACTGCCAAGGCTGAAGCTACTGATAACGATGAGCCGACCAAGCCATGAGTTTGTTTAACCCTTGGGTAATTCTTGGCATCGTCATGGCGGTGCTGAGTAGCTTTGGTACTGGATACTTTACTGGCGAATTAAATGAGTACGAACGCCAACAGCTAGAGATTGCCGCCCTGAATGCCAAGGCAAGGGAAACTGAGCAGACAATGGCAAAGATAGCGCAGACTTATGCAGAGACACTACGAAAGGCAAACCATGTTGCAAAGATTAAAGAGACCCGTTTGCGTGATGATATTGCCACTGGCGCTCTCAGCTTGCGGGTTGCTGTCAAAGCCCCCCAGTGCGCCTTACAAGCCGCCACAGATACCGCCCCTGCCAGCGGAGGTGACGCAGGAACAACATCAGCCGAACTTGACAGATCGGTTGCTGATGCTCTTATCGCCATCACCGCAGAAGGAGATGCTGCCATCAGAAAACTCAACACCTGTATCCAAACCTATGACCAAATGAGGAGCATGAAATGAACTTATCCCCAAACTTCACACTTGATGAGCTGACCCACACCGACCAGCGCAACATGGACAACACGCCCAACGATGCCGAGCTAGAAAACTTGGTTCGCTTGGCTGAGTTTTTGGAACAGGTCAAAGAAGTGCTGGGCGGCAAGCCAATCATCGTGAACTCTGCATTTAGGTCAAAGGCCGTAAATGATGCTGTGGGTTCAAAAGATTCCAGTCAACATCGGCGTGGCTGTGCCGCTGATATTCGAGTGCCAGGCATGAAACCCGATGAAGTGGTCAGGGCGATTATTGAAGCTGGCTTGCCTTATGACCAAGTTATCAGGGAGTTTGACCGCTGGACGCACGTCAGCATACCCAATGCAGGGGATATTAAACCAAGAGAGATGGCCTTGATTATTGACAAATCAGGGACAAGGGCGTTTGCTTAATCGGCGTAAAAATGCAGCATTGCCAATAAAACGCCAATGCCGATGATTGCGCCAATAAACAAAATTGCGATGGTTATGAGGATTTCCATTTTTTGCACATCTCCTGTACTTTTTGGGACTTTTTCTTTTTGTCGCAAATATTGCTGAGTTGTTTCAATTTGTACTGCATTTGCATTTGTGCTGGAGTTGGTGGAACTGGTGGGTCTGTCGGCAATAAACCCGCCACACCCAACCAACAGCACCCAGCGGCAACAAGTAGTCGATCAAATATCATTCTTCGCCCTCATGTTCTTTGAGCCTGCGCTGTAACCGACCGATGCGTTCTACGTTGTATGTGACGATAGAGGCCGCATACTCGACTGCCGACTCAGCCTCCAGCTTCTTGATAACCGCCTCTCGCAGTTCCTTGGCGATGATTTCGTTGATGGTCTTTGGCCTAGTCAACTCTTTAAGGTATTTCAGCGTTGGGTCAATCAAGTTCATTTAAGTGCCCTGATGTAAATGGCAAAGCTGTGCAGTGTGTCCTGACCAAAACCCTCCATTTTCTCGATATGCTGTGCAACTTCCTCAATAACTTGGTCTCTGTAAGGGTTAGTTGATACGCTTTGCACGGCACGTTTACGCCACAGGCTTTGGCGTTCCAGTTCGTTAAATGCTTCATCTTCAGTCATATCAACTCCCGTTGAATAGGCACGAAGCACCATTCACGTTCTGCCCTGCCTGACTTGGACTTGGTGACCCGACCAGTTAACTCCACCAAACCAATCTTGGCCAACTCAGGCAATCGCCTTGCGACTTGATTGCCATCCAGCCCAGTCAGTTCAGCGATGCCATCTTTGCCCCGTGCGCCAAAACGCTGGAGGCAACCCACGATCAGGTCAAAGTGCTGCCGAGCCAAGTCTTGTGCTTGGTCTGCGGCGGCGTGGCTGGTGGCAGGGTCAAGAGACCTTGCCCGATTAAAATGGGATTGCTGAAGTGTCATCGTCAAACTCCTTTGGCTGTTGGCGTTCAGTTGGCTTGAGGTCGTAACAGTTTGCCCATCCATCCCACCCGCCTTTGGGCAGGGGTATCACATCCAGCTTGATTTTAAGGTTGCCGTTATCTTCAAACACCGAGCCGATATTTTGATAGCGTTTCTTTTCCTCGCCCATCTTATTGACGTATGAGCCAGTAACCACGGTGATGTCTTTAATCTTTTTCATGCAAGGCTTTCAAGTTGTTGGATTTTCAGGTCTACATCACCCAGAAATTGGATGACTGAATTCTCAAGCGAATCAACCAGTTGTTTGTCAAAGTTGATGCGTTTGATGAATAGTTGGTATTTTTCGGGCATCCGTGGGTCAAAGGATACAAAGTCGCACCACGGGCGTTCTGTGCAGGCCATTTGCCACATCATTTGTGTGATGTACTTTTCTGGCACTTTTTGGTCAAGCAGGGTTGCAATATGGGTGGCAGTGTTGGGGCATTTGATTTCCACCAAACCCTTGTCTGCCAAACCATCAGGAGACGCACCAGACATCGCAATACGGGGGTGGGTAATAAACCCTACCTCGGTTACCAAAATGTCAGCCTTGGCCTCGTAAGCAGCCCTCGCAAAAGGTTCGGTGTCAGTACCCCATTGCATGGCCGAGTTGCTAAAAGACTCTGCTGGCTTGCCCGTCATGCGTTCGCACACGAGCTGGGCCATGTAGTTATCCCTGCTGGTGCTGTAACCCGTCTTGGTCTTGGCGATGATGTCCGCAACCCTGCTGGCGGTGACCTTGCCGCATCGAGCGGCAAACCATTCTGTTGTGCCTTGGTCCATTATTTAGCCCCTTCCAGCAAAGCCTTTTTAGCGTCTTTTTTGGCGATGACCTTGGTAACCCATGCCTGTTCGCCTTTGGTGGCTGTATAGGCCGTTTTATAGGTTTTCTGCAACTCTGCAATGGTGGTGACTTCA